CCATATTAATATCCTGCTACTCGATCAATAATCTCAAGATCATCTATTTCAAAATCGTATGAATAAGCTACTTTTGCTAATTGATCCGTGTAAGCTAAAGCGTCCACCAAATCATCGTGGGTTAAAGGGTCTGGGAACTGAAACAACTGATCCAGAAATCTACTGTTCCAATCCCCTTTGTTTATTGTAATGTATCCGTTTTCAAACCGTCCCTGTAACGCCCACATAACCCGATCAGTTTTCTTCTTGTTTCCGTGGGTGAGTTCCTCAACCCTGAAGAAACGCTGATGACGTTTCATTAGGTCATGTAGTGGTGACATAACGGCTTGTCTAGCAATACCGCGTTCAATTCCAACGGATACTGGTCTGTACTGATTAATTGCCTGAAATATCTTGGAGGCGGTTTCGTTAAGCTCCCAACGCCCGTAAATAATATCGTGCACAAACCACCCATCAGTATTAACTTTGACAACTGCGATTGCCGTGTCATCAAGCCTTGTGTTTTTCGTCCGTTTTTTGTTAACTTCCTCAAACCCAGCAAGGTCAATGCTGATGTAGTAGTCTCCGTCTTCAGGTTCAGTTCCGTACTTGACCCATTCTTCCTTGAACATTTCTGAGCCTCTGGCTTCAAAGGAGGCCATGAACTCCTGCCTAAAGGCGTAACTCGACATTGATTTTTTGGCTGTATCAATCTCTGATTTGTCGAGTAATGGGTTATTGTAAGAGGTAAAGTGCCAAGCCCTATAAGTTTCATCGTCCTCCAGTTCTGCATATTTGTAAAGTTCATAGAAATGATTACGTCCCATAGGGGTTCCTATGAACAATGCGGAACCTTTTTGGTCGGCAAGCGCGGGTCTTAATATTTGTTCAAATGTCTCCGGTTTCATGTCTGCGTATTCATCCATGACAAGAAACTTAAGACTCACGCCTCGCATTGTTTCGGGTCTATCCGATCCTTTTAAACTTATAGTGGACCCGTTTATCAATTTTATTTGGAGATTGTTAATATGTGACGATGCTACCACCGGATGCCCCAGTTCCAATAAGGTTTGCCACATAATGTCTCTGGCTTGCCCCTGGGTTGGAGCTACATAAAAAACATGACCTCTTTCTGCTTGTAGGGCGTTGACTATCAGCATCCAAGCCGCTAGTCGGGACTTACCTGTCCTTCTTCCTGCGGCAACAATCTTGAAACGTCTGTCGTCATTCCAGACTTCCTGTTGCCAAGGTAACAATTCTATGTTCAGATCAGTCATAAAGGATTACTAAGGTATAATCCTTTTTAAGTCCAAATACCCACCAATATGGTTATCATAAATTAATATCTGTGGAATAGCCCTAGAACCACAACGTTCCTCTACTTCGTCCCAGAACTCTTTAGTGCCGTCGTCCTCATAGTAGGTATACTCTATGTTTTTAGACTTTAAGTATTCCTTGGACAACCTACAGCCCCTACACCATGATGCTCCGTACAACTCAATCATAGGACCACATTACAGGGTCAGTTTCCCTGATGTCCACATGTACAAAGTTTTTAGCTATACCAATACCATTAAAACCCAACCTAAGTGCGTTTTCCACTATACGTCTCCGGTCAATACCATTGTCTGCCTTAATGTCCGATGCAATACCTTGGGAATGAGTCCCTGGGCGGCTTTTGGATGCCTCTAAAACATGATTAGGTGATCGGTACCCACTGGTGATTACAAATGGAAAACCACATACATCCCTCAGATTATCCAATCTTTTAAGGAATACATCCTGTATTTCATTTTCCCCTGTCTGTTGACAAGCAAATTCGTCCCTAGAGAAATACTTAAGTGTCATTTTGTTCAAATTCTCCTTCTAAAGTTTCCCCAACTACTGAAGTTTCACCTACTCCTGAAATACTAATGGATATTGAGCTTCTACCTCCACCTAACTTATCTTTTTCAAAGTAACTTAAGGGTACTAAACGATCCATTAGGAGTTTCCAAGCTGCACTTTGATGTTTATGGTCATCATCTAAAGCAGCATTAAAGATTGAATCTAAAACTTTCCTTGATTTAGGTGACGTTAGCATCCTTTGTTTATATTCTTCTATTACTGAGTTATCACCTCTAGGTCTACCTACTGGATTTTTAGCTTTAACTAAATCATCCTTCCTTGGTCTACCTCTTTTTTTCTTTGGTGGCTCTTTATCTTTCATAATGTTCTCTAAAGTTACTAAAATACACTTTATATTGTATCATATTTTTAACTAAATGTCCATACCTAAATAAAATAATGTGTATTATGACCTTTTTTAGTGTATTTAGGGGCGCAGTATTTTTCTTTGGTATTCAAATGGTTAACTTTTGTATAGCTTAAGGGAGTTTTGGTTAATTTTTGTACAATTAAAGTGCTAAAATTACTCTTTTGCAAACTTGAGTAGGTTCATAAAACATAAAACATTTAAGATTCCTCCCCCCGTCCCCATGCAAAAGTTATCCACAGGATATTAACAGAATTATCTACAGACTTATCCACAGGCTTTCTTATGCACCACAATAGTGCACTCATGCACCATCCTGGCCCACGCACCAAAGTAGTGCATTAGTGCACCAATGTAGTGCAAAAGTTATCCACAGGATATCCACAGGCTAGACTTATGCACCAAAAGAGTGCAAAGTTATCCACAGGATATCCACAGGCTTATCCCCAGGAATCGCCAGGTTATCCACAGGATTTCAACAGGATTTCCACAGGCTAGACTTGGGAATACCTGAGGAAAACTAAAGAGTATGTGCCTATGTAGAACCATATGAGCACATAAAATAAATTTGAAAATAATTGAACTTTCTATAACATACACTGTCGAAGTAATAGAACTAACGAAACATAACCAATAGGAGCATGACAAATGTACATATCAAAAAAGAACATAAACAAAATACAAGACTCGTTAGAGATGGCTATTTTTGACGTCAATTACCATAAAAAATTCGACGACAAGAGTAGAACATTCTTTAATGAAAACCATGATAAATCTAATTCAGAAATAGATGATTGTGATTTCTGGATTGAGTATTTATCTTTACAGTTAAAAGCATTAAATGCATTACGTTTAGGCTATAAGAGATACTTAGACGCTAAAGAATTAGGGATTGATGTTAATGTGTTTCCTTATACCGGAGAATTTACTAAAGAATTAGTGCAGCAATCAGAATTTGATAGACTAGCTGCTGACATATCGTATTGGGAAAACGTAAAAGAAAAATTATTAAATAAGGAGGTGGCATAAAATGAAAAAACCATTAGGAGTTATTCTATATGATGGTTCGTCGGTATTAGACGGCGAACCTATAGTAGTTATTGCTACATTTAACAGTAAGAACGTAAAAACTGGCAATATGGTGCAAACGTGGATATTAAAATCCGATGTAGCACCTATGGAAGCATCATCTACTGGCCAAGATTACAGTATATGCGGCGCTTGTCCTCATAGGCATTATCTAAATGGTTCATGCTATGTAGATCAATCTAGAGCGCCGACTATGGTTTATAAAGCATATAAAAATAATGCTTATCCTACCTATGATTCATCATTACACGCTAAATACTTCAAAAACAGAAAACTACGTTTAGGCGCTTATGGCGACCCTGCAGCGGTGCCGTTTTCCGTTTGGGATGATCTTATATCCAATACTGAGCTAGACGGCCATACCGGATACACTCATCAAATCAGACACACTAAATTCGACATAAGAATACTTCGCTACTGTATGGCATCCGCTGATACTCCAAAACAAGCACTAGCACATCAAAATTTAGGTGCTCGCACGTTTCGAGTTAAGACTACCGATGCTCCTATGCTACCTAATGAAATAGAATGTTTATCAGATAGTAAAAATATGGAGTGCTTAGATTGTTTACTCTGTAGTGGTAGCAAAGCACCAAAAAACATAGTGATTAACGTACATGGTAGTAAAGCATCACGTTATACCCAAAAATTCAGTAAAGCTAATCTAATAGCAGTATCTAATTAACCGATAGGAGTTTTAAAAATGAAAGTATTAGTATCTTGTGAATCAAGCGGTACAGTAAGAGAAGCATTTAGAAAACTTGGCCATGACGCATGGTCTTGTGACATTCTACCGGCTGATGATGATAGTCCTTATCATTACATGGGAGACTGTATAAACGTCATTCAAAAAGGATGGGATTTAATCATAGGCCATCCACCATGTACCGCACTAGCGGTTAGTGGAAATTCTACTTATGCCTATGGCATGCCAAAACATCAGAAAAGACTAGACGCTATTAAATGGACTGAGGATTTATGGCAGCTTATGTGCGCTAATGCTACTTATGTTTGCATGGAAAACCCAGTAGGAGTTTTATCTACACAATCCAATATCAAAACAAAACCACAGTACATTCAACCGTATCAATTCGGGCATGCGGAAAGCAAAAAAACCGGTCTATGGCTCCACAATCTGCCCAAATTAAAAGATAGTAATAACGTCAAGGATGAATTTGATTCATTACCTAAAAATCAACAGCAGCGCCTACACTATCTGCCACCGTCTCCGGATAGGTGGAAAATACGTTCTAAAACTTATCAAGGTATAGCTGACGCTATGGCCGATCAATGGGGAGGTTTAAACAATGGCTAATTATGTGCTAAGTGATATACCTAACAACGAGACAGGCAAACGGTTTATAGAGGAGCTAAAGCAGTATTTTAACCATGATACCTACCGCATGCGTTGTAGAGGTCAATATTTGGACAACGATAAACTGCCTGAGGGTAAAACGTGGAAGCACTTTCAGGACGGTCAGCCGATCAAATACAGTAAATGTATTAGAGTCTATATTGATCGTAAGTAAGCTTGATCTGAAAATGTTGAACCTTACTGGTCCAGTGTGTTAGGTAAGTAAGCTTGATCTGAAAATTTAGGTAAGTAGGTTTGATCGTAAGTGGATTTGACCGGAAATGGATTTG